ACCTACGAGGACATCGACGACCACGCCACCACTCTGTACGTGGACCAGGACAAGGCCTTCTCCTTCAAGGTGAAGGACATTGAGGAGCTCCGTTCCTCCATCGGTCTTGCGGACAGCCAGACCAAGAGAGCCAGCTATCTGCTGCGCAACCAGGTGGACGCCTACGTCTTCGGCCTTTACGGCGATGCGGGCGTGACCATGGAGGAGACCGAGGTCACTCCCGAGAACGTTCTCGCCGTGATCACCGCCATGAAGCAGAAGCTGGAGGAGGCAAACGTTCCCGACGGCAGAACCTGGATCGTGGTGCCTCCCTTCATCAAGTCCAAGCTGCTTTTGGCGGGCATCAAGTTCCAGATCAACAACGGCGTCAACGGCACCGGTGCGGTAGGCTTTACCGACGAGCTGGGCTGTGACGTGTTCGTTTCCAACCAGCTGGCCGCCAAGGACGGTAAGACCATGATGCTGGCGGGCTCCTACTCCGCCATCGCTTACGCGGAGCAGGTTCTGGAGACCCAGGTCATCGACCGCATGGAGGGCTCCTTCGATAAGGCGGTGAGAGGCCGTTTGGTCTTTGGTGCCAAGGTCATCAAGCCCCACGAGCTGATCTGCTGTCCCGTCACCGACGGCGCCAACGTATAAACCGTTTTCTGAAAGGAGAAAAACGATATGACTTTGAACGCAACCTACGTAAACAAGAACTTCGCCCTTTCTCAGGTGGCCTTTGACACCGTTTCCCAGGGGGAGTGCACCGTGGATCTCACCGATTGCAAGGAGGAGCTTTTGCTGTTGCTGGATACTGCGGGATGCGGTGCTGACGTCACCGTGACCGTGGCTCCCGGCGACTATGCCTCCGCCAAGCTGATCCCCGCCTTCACCGTGCCCAAGGGCGGTGTGGAGATGATCCCCGTTTCCACCGGGGAGGTCATGCAGGCAGACGGCTGTATGCACCTCACCTTCGGCAGCTGTACAGGTCTGAAGGCCGCCGTGCTGAAGAAGCGTTACGTCACCAATCATTGATGAGGGGAGAAAGGGGTGGGCAGGCTGTCCGCCCCTTTTCCACAGGAAAGGAGGAACTATCGGTTGAAAGCAAAGGAAATTTTTGAGCAGGCCATGGATCTTTGCGCCCTGCGGGGAAGCGACGGGGACGGCGAGCCTCGGATGCCCGGGGACCTTTCGGACCTTTCCGTCCGTGCCGTGGGGATCTTGAACGTGCTGATGGGGGAGATGCATCCCCTTGAGGAGCGTCTCACGGGGCAGAAGCGTCCCTATGCCCGCATTTACGGCTTGGAGGAGACGGTGGATCTGTGCGAAGGCATCTGCCGTTGCGTACTGCCCTACCGCTTGGCGGCGTTGCTCATTGCCGAGGAGGACAGGGAGCTTTACGATCTGCTCATCCTCCACGCAAGGGAAGCCGCCAAGGGCTTGCTGCAGGACGGCGCTTCCTACCGCCACAGCATTTTGGAGGTGTATCAATGAAGGAGCGCATCACCCTTTCCGCCTTCGGCGGGCTGGACGAGGGACAGGTCTATTCCACCGACCTTTCCCGCTCCCCCGATATGCGGAACTTCCGTGTGACGGCAAACCGTACCTTGAAAAAGCGCCCCGGGATCTCCGTGGCCTTCACCGCACCCCAAACGGTCACGGGGCTTTGGAGCGGGTTCCTGAACGGGCGGAAGTATTTGCTCTACACCGCAGGAGGCGTTTTGTACGCCGTGACCCCCGAAACGGAAACTCCCGTTTCCATGGGAGCAGTGGGGCAGGGGAAGCACGCCATGTTCCAGTTTGCGGGGAAGGTGTATATCAAGAACGAAAACGGCTATTACCGCTTTGACGGAAGCCGCGTGGAGGAGGTGGAGGGCTATATTCCGCTGGTGGCCATCGGCTGTTCTCCCGACGGCGGCGGAAGCCCTTTTGAGGACGTGAATATGCTCACCTCCAAGAGAAGGGCGCAGTTTTCCTGCGACGGGGAATCCCAAACCTACGTCCTGCCGGAGCAGAACCTGACCGCCGTCACGGCGGTGACCTATCACGGCGAGCCCTGCCCGTTGGCATATACCGCAGACCTTGCCGCAGGCAAGATCACCTTTGAGCAGCCTGTTTCCAAGGGGCTGAACAACCTGGAGATCACCTACGACACGGGAAAAGACCGCAGGGACGTGATCTTGAAGGCCTTCGGCGTCATGCTTTTCGGAGGGGACACCGACGGTCACGTATTTCTCTGGGGGAACGAGGCGTACCCCGCCTATCGCTTCCATTCCGAGCTGGCGGACGGCCAACCCTCGGCGGAATATTTCCCGGAGAACAACTACACGGTGATCGGAAGCTCTCCCATCACGGACATCATCTCCCAGTACGACCGCCAGCTGATCTTCACCAAGGAGCGGGCGTACTACTCCTACTGCCGGTTGCAGACCGACGTGGAGGGGCATCTTTACAGCTCCTTCCCGGTGTATAACCTGAACGGGGAGAAGGGGAGCCTGCTGCCCTTTGCGGGGTGCATTATGAACAACGAGCCCGTGACCCTATGCGCCGACGGCCTGAATTGCTGGCGCTCCACGGCGGTGGAGAACGAAAAGAACGCCGTCTGCTTCTCTTCCCCGGTGGAGAAGTCCTTGAAAAGGGTACTTGCCACGGGGGATTATACGGACGTTCGGCTTTACAACTGCCGTTTTGCAGGGGAGCTTTACCTGATCTGCGGGGAGGAGGCGTTCATCTACAACTACGCTTTGGGAGTCTGGTACGCCTACGACGGCTTCCGCGGGGATCTTCTGACGGAATACGAGGGGAAACTGTACTTCTCCCGGGGGGAAAGGATCCTGTTTTTGGATCCCGACGCCTCGCGGGATGCGGACGGAGAATTCCGCGCCTATTGGGAGACCCCCTGTACGCCCTTGCGGGGAGACGGCAGGCAGAAGCGGCTGAGGGAGATCTCCCTGGAGCTTTACGCGGCGGGGGCGCCTCTGATGGACGCGCTGTACGGAGAGGAGCTGGAGCACGGGGTCGTGCTGGCGCCCGCTCACGAGGAGGCGGGGCTTTTGGACCTTCACATTCGCACGGGGGCGCAGAGAAGCTCCCGCACCAAGCTGTACCTGCAGGAGCAGGACGACGCACAAACTGAACTTATTTCCGTGACCATGGTCTACGGAAGGAAAGGACGCTATGAAAGAAAAGGAGTATAACACCTGGCTTGCGGAAGCCAAGGCGGCCTTGGACGGCTACTCTGCGGCACAGCAGGAGCTTGCGGGGCTGTACGAGCAGGCGAAGGCCAACGCCGAGGCGGAATATCGCGCCCAAAAGCAACAGCTGGAAAAGGAGACCCGGGCAAGCAAAAACCAAGCGGTGGTGGACACCATGAAGACGGAGCGGGATCTGGACCGTACCCTGGCCTCCCGGGGGCTGGCGTTTTCCGGGGAGAACGCTCAGACCAGCCTGGACCTGGCGCTGGACCTGAGAGGCAGGCTGGCGGAGCTGGAGGACAACGCCGCCAAGGCGGCCTCCGACCTGGACACCCGCCGTGCCAACACCAAAAACCAACTGGAGCTGGCCTATGCAAAAGAAAAAAGCAATTCCGCAGAGAAGCTTGCGGATATGAAGCTGGCGTTCGCCTCCGCTTTACGGCAGGAGGAGGCACAGCAGGAGACGGAGTCTCCCGCAGAAGAGCTCCCTTTGCCGGATCTGACGGGAAAAAGCTTCTCCCAAAAGGCAAAGCTGTTGGCGGAGCACGCCAAAAAGCTGACGGCAAAGAAGGAGGAAGCACCGCTGCCCTACACCCCCGAGATCTCCGCCAAGGAGCTTGCCAAGCAGCTGGTCTCCGCCACAGGGGAGGAGGGGGTCATCGGGAGTATCGCCCAGCAGGAGGCAACGGAGGCTCTGCTCACCCGTCTCACGGAGGCCCACAATTTCTCCGAAGACTATCTGCGTGAGCTGATGCTGAACCTCCGCTCCCTGGGCTACCGCCCGGATTACCGCCAGGATGCGGATTACGGCATGGAGGATCTGCAGAAGCGCTCCGTGGAGGCTTTCGACCAATACTACGACCGCTATTACCGTCTGTACCGCTCCACGGGGTACACCCCCGAGGAAAGCGACAGGCTTTCCGGCCAGCAGGCGTTGTTCATGCAGTTCGTCTTCCTGTACCGCAACAGCAGGGACAAGGAGATGTTCGAAAGAGCCATGTGGAACATGGGCTACCGCAACGAGCTGGAGGAATTCTACAAGACCGTCGAGAAGGATCCCGAGGCCTACGGCCTGGGGACTGCCTTGGATCCGTCTTAAAAGGAGGGGAAGGATATGACCTTTGAGATCGCCGACTATCTTCGCCCCGAGCTTTTGGTGCTGGTGCCCGTGCTGTATTGCCTGGGAAGCATTCTGAAAAAGAGCCCCGTGAAGGATTGGCTGATCCCCTATATCCTGTGCATCGCAGGGTGCGGACTGTCCTTCGCCTATCTGGCGGGGCAGGGGATCGGCACATGGGAGAATTGCCTGACCCTGCTGTTTTCCGCCTTTACCCAGGGGGTGCTGGCCGCGGCGTGCAGTGTGTACGTGAAAAATCTGATCAAGCAGGCAAAGGAGGGGAGTAAAGGTGAAACGGAGACGGATTAGCTTGTCCCGCAGGCTGTTTTGCTGGGTATACGAAGCGCTGTTCCTTTGCCTTTACGGTGTAGAATGACGGCGGAGCTTTACGAGCTGCTGGCGGTGTTCTGCTCCTCTGCGGGGATCCTGGGAACGGCCGTCTCCGCCGTGCTGGCTTGGATGCTGCGCAGAGCCAAAAAGGATGCGGAGGAAAAGCGTGCCGAACGGATCGCCATGGAGCTGTTCCGCTTGGAGGGGGAGGAGCTTCTCTCCGCCTTGGTGCTGACGCTGGTGCGGGTAAACGGCGGCAACGACCCCGCCGTGGAAGGAGCCGCCAAGGCCTACGAGCAGCATCTGGAAAAGCGGAAGCATTTCCGTAACCAGCTGCTCAGCAATCATGCCATCGGCTGAAGGCAGAAAAGAAGACCCTGAAAAGGTCTTCTTTTCGCTTGTATGAAAATTTGATAAACTTGACAAATTGCGGAGTATTTGTTATACTGCATATATGAAAGATGTATGGAAAACATCGTTCCGGAAAGGAGGATCGTTTTATGAAGAAGATCCTTGTATGTCTGATACCGACTTTATTGCTCCTTTGCCTGTTGGCCTCATGTGCGCCGTCCCCCGCAGGAGGCGTTTCTGCGGAGCCCTCCGGAGACTCTTCCGCAGAGGTGTTTTCGTCGGCGGAGCCGTGGGAGTCTTCCGGGGAGGCATCCTCGGCGCCGGAACAATCCCGGCCGGAAGAAACCGAACCCGAGGTGAGCGAGCCCGAAGTGAGCGAACCGGAAGCGAGTAAGCCCGAAGTAAGCGAGCCCGAAGTGAGTGAGCCGGAGGTAAGCGAACCCGAAGCGAGTGAGCCCGAAGTAAGTGAGCCGGAGGTAAGTGAACCGGAAGCAAGCGAGCCCGAAGCGAGTGAGCCCGAGACCAGCGAGCCCGAAATTAGCGAACCTGAAATCAGTGAGCCCGAGACCAGCGAGCCCGAAATTAGCGAACCTGAAATCAGTGAACCCGAAGCAAGCGAACCCGAGGTCAGCGAACCGGAAGCAAGCGAGCCCGAGGAGATTTACGTAGAAAAGATCGTCGTGAGCGCTCCCAAGGGAGAATTGACTGTTGGAGAGACCATGACCTTGGATGTGCAGGTCAGCCCCGACAACGCCGATGAAAAAGGCGTGACCTGGTCTATTTCCTCCGGCAGTCAGTACGCTTCCATCTCTGCCGACGGCGTTCTGACGGCGAAGACCGCAGGTAAGGTTACCGTAAAAGCCACCGCAAAGGACGGCTCCGGTGTGTCCGCCACCTATACCGTTACCGTGAAGCCCATTTTGGTGACTTCTATCACCATCAGCGGCAACACCACGGTGGAGGAAGGCAAGACGATTACTCTGTCTGCCGCTGTGAAGCCGAGCAATGCTTCCAATAAGGAAGTCACTTGGTCTATTTCCTCCGGCAGTCAGTACGCTTCCATCTCCGCATCCGGCGTTCTGACGGCGAAGGCTGCGGGTAAGGTCACCGTAAAGGCTACCGCAAAGGACGGCTCCGGCGTTTCTGCGACTTATACCGTCACCGTGAAGGCGGGTGCTATGTGGGAAGGGGAAGGAACCAAGTCCAATCCGTTCCTCATCAAGAACCTTACCGATCTGAAGAATCTGCAGAAGGTGGTGGACAAGAAGGGCTATTACTTCCTCCAGGTTGCGGATATTGACTGTTCTTCCGTGGAGACCTGGATCGTCATCGGTGATTGGGACAACCCCTTCCGTCATCACTACGACGGCGGCGGATACACCATCTCCAACATTTGCTACGATGGCGAGGCTCAAAGCTTGTTCTCTCGTGTGGAAGGATCCCATTTTAAGAACATGAACATCGTCAATGCCCACACGAAGGATAATCACCGTACCGAAGAAAATCGTACCGATAAGCAGCCCGGAGACGGCAGTTCCACCGGTGCCATCGTGGGCTACGGCAGCGGCTGCTCCTTTGAGAACTGCACCGCGGTGGTGAACTTCCAAAGCTCCAATTCCACCACCGGCGGCTTGATCGGCGCCGTTGAGTTGAAAAACGAGAAATACGTCCTGATGAAGAACTGCCATGTCAGCGGCATCATTACCAGCGGCGGTTATACGGGTGGTTTGATCGGCAATATCAGCAAGTATCTGTCGGACGGCGACTATTCTCCCGCGGAAACCATCACCATCGAAAATTGCTCTGCTGACGTTGAGATCATCATCTTCACCTCCAGTATGGAATCCTGCGTAGGCGGTCTGATCGGTGAATCCTTTGGTGTCAAGATCGAGAAATGTCATGCCACGGGTTCGATCAACGTGATCGACGGCGATATCGGCGGCCTTGTGGGCAATGCCGGTAACTATACGGATATCATCCGTTGCTATGCAAGCGTAGATATTTATGCTTCCAGCGATGATCACTACGGCGGTGTCAGCATTGGCGGCTTGATTGGTCACATTTACTCCCGCAGTGACGTGATCGACTGCTACGCCACCGGCAACATTTCCGCACCCTACGTAGAGTGGAGCCCCTGCCAGGACAGCACCAACGTGAACGGCGGGCCTTGGCGCAGATATTATAATCCCTGCGGCTCTTTGATCGGTTGCCTGGAGGTGTTCAAGGCATACAGCGAGGATCAGAAGATCACCGTCTACAACTGCTACGCCACCGGCATCGTGGATGTACCCAATATCTGCGAGGATAAGCGTGTCTATTGCCACGGCGCACTCATCGGCCTTGTGCTTGACCGTAACACGGTGACCCGTTACAACGTCAAGGACACAAGCAAAGATGAGCTGACCAGCTGGGATGACTTTAAGGAACACTACAACGGTCATTTCGGAGATAACTACAATCTGGAGGATCTCCGTACTTATTATTCTCCCATCAACGACTACGAGTACAGAAACATCTCGGGCCTCCAGAATCCCAAGTACGATTCCGTGCCTCAGCACGAATACGTGAAGATCATCACCGAGGAACAGCTCACGGATCAATCCGTCTTTGAGGGTTGGGACTTCGAGAACGTATGGAAGATGGGCGAAAACGGACCCGAGCTGCGATAAAACCAATCCATTTTTGGAAGCCTTCTGCGGAGGGCTTCCTTTTTGCTCTTGAAATGTTCATATCTTTGTGGTACAATGGAAGTAACTGAAAGGAAGGTACTGTATGAAAAACATCTGGAAGAAATATTGGCCCCTGTGCAGCTTGGGGATCTTGGTATTGGCAGGGGGCTTGGTGTTTTTGCTCTTTGCTTTGCGTTCCACTCCCGAAAAGGCGGTGGAGGGATATATCCGCGCCTCTCTGGAGTACGACGTGGACGGACTTCTGGACCACGCCTCGGAGTATCAGCTCACCTCCCTTATGGGGAACGGCGAGATAGACATGGAGACCTTGCGGAAGTCCCTGACCGTGGCCTACGAGCAGGCGGCGGAATACCGTGAGGAGGGTGACATTGACTTCTATTCCGAGGAGCCCATCTACGTTGCCCACGGCTCCGATCAATACAACGAGCTGTTGGACCGCTACGGCGTGCGGGGCACTCCCGAGGACGTGGAGGAGATGGCCATCGTTGCGGGGGTCTATTACGTGGACGGCGTGCTCACCGACGATTACCGTGTGGTAGCGGTGAAGTGCGGCGGAACCTGGTATTACGGATTTATCGAATGAGGTGAAGGTATGAAGATTGAAAGAAAAGACGGCAAGCTTTTGGTGACGGTGTGCACCCAACCCAACGTGGACGACCAAAGAGAGCCCTGCCAGCCCTTCCGCAACCGCTTTGCGGGAGGCAGTTATACCGCCACCCTTTCCGAGGCGGAGGATCTCACGCCCCGAGCGGCCATCCGCTACACCAAGCGTGGCGGCGGGGTGTACGTTTACAGCAACAACCCCGAGATGCTGGCCCCTGCGGACGTGGGACAGGCCATTTTGAAAAACGAGGGGCTGACGGGCGAGGTGTTCTTCACCTACGAGCACTCCAACCACACCGGAGCGCCCTTCTTCCTGGGGTATCAGCTCCGCAACGAGGAGGAGCACCCCGTGGAGGTGACGGTGCTGAACATCGGCAACCAGGTGCGGGGCGAATGGCTGGGCCAGCGGGAATGGAGCGATTTCTACAGTCTGAAGTTTGACCTGCCTGCCGATTACTTCTTGGAAGACGGAAAGACGGTGAACCCCATCTACGTGGGGTGCGATTATATCGACTACACCCCTCAGACCTATACCCCCGAACGGTTTACCATCCCCGCAGGGGGCTACCTTTGGGTGCTGGGCGGTACCTCCGGGGATTTGGCCTACGGCTCCCTTTCCGGAAAGACGGCGGATCAGGCGATTCTGAACGGCAAGTGCGCCAACGGCGCCGTACGCTTTGCGGTCAGCGGCGGCAAGGTGACGGGTACCTTCTGGTGCTACACCGAGCCTTCTCAGTGCGACCCCGCAAAGCCCCAGCAGGGCTACGTGGTCAACCGTGACGGCAGAAACTACGCCGCCCAGTACAAGGGCATTGACGACACCACCATCGGTCTTGCGGAGACGGAGGCGGTGTGGATCTTCGGCGACGCCACCAAGGCGGGCAGACTTCCCGTGGAGTACACCGTCCGCCGTGACCCGGAGCATCTTTCCGTCACGGAGCCTTATACAAAGCTGAATTTGCGGGATTACAAGGTGGAAGGCGATTGCTGGCTCACCTCCCTGAACCCCAACGACAACCCCACCGCCGTGGGCACGGATATGATCGTCTTCAAGTGCGTCACCGAGGACGGCAGAGAGGTGTGCATCGACACCGAGACCACCGACGGGGAAGGGAAGAAATCCAACATCGGCAACTGGATGATGCAGAACCAGGTGAACTATACCTTTGCCAACGCAGGGAGGAAGGACAGGCATCTGAAGATTTATTCCCGCGGTACCGGCGTCCTGGCAGTGATGGTGCGGGAGGAAAGCGGCAGACTTCTGGAAAAGAAGCTGCTGTTACAGCCCTACAATTTTGATAAAAAAGAAAACGCCTTTGCAGGGGTGGACAGAGACCTGCTGGTGGAAAAGAACGGCAGATGGTGGTTCCCCGTCTCCGACGGCAGACCCTTCTGCGACGTGTGGGACGAGCGTTCTCTGGCAT